AAGTTAAAAACTTGCCAGAAGAAGGCGGTGAAGAAGAAGATGTTGAGAAAGAGGTTGAAAAAGCCATCAAATCTGTTTTCCAAAACGAGAAAAAGGAAATGACTGAAGCGATGAAAAAGGAAATCACCGACGAAATCCAGAAACTTCTGGATGAACATAAAGAGAAAATGGAGAAAAAAGCCGGTGTTTATTCTAATGAGGTCCAAGGCGACGAAAAAAGGAAAGTTTTAAACAGATTTTTGCGCGAAGGTTTGAAGTCTGTAATCAATGGCGCTGAGACTAAGGAATTTGCCAAGGTCAAAGCTGAAATGACTACTGATGATACCGGGACTCCTTATTCCGGTTATTTAACTGATGACTACCTTTCAGCTGAAATCCGACATCTTCAAACCGAATACGGTGTTGCAGCTAGAGAATTTAATAATGTAACTTTCTCTCAAACCAGTTATAAGGCAAACAATCTGGCAACAGATGTTAGCGTGTACTGGGTAGATGAGGCAGGTTCCATTAAATCTACTCAAGCCGTATTAGGGCAAGAAACTTTGGAGCTCAAGAAGCTTGCTGCGATTGTTACTCTTACGAGAGAATTGCTTCAAGAACAGGAGATTGATTTTATCTCTTTCCTCGGTTCGAGAGTTGCCGAAGGTTTTGCTGAAGCCGAAGATGAGGCTTTCTTCAAAGGAGACGGAACTTCCACTTATGGAAGCTTTACCGGACTTCTGGAGAATGGAAGCGTCAATGAGGTAACTATGGATTCCGGAGACGGAGGTTTTGAGGATATCACCGTTAAATATCTTCGAGATATGCAAGATGAGACTCCTCAGGGAGCATTGGCTAATGCCAAGTATTATATGCATCGATCAATCGTCAACATTGTTAGAGGGTTGAGGGAAGATGCAGTTAGCGAAGGCGACCAAGCCGGAGCATACTTGGTTACTCCTGCAATGGGAGATCAGCCGATGAATATTGACGGTTATCCGATCGTTCCCGTTGAAGCTATGCCCACTAAATCCGATTCTGCTGTTAGCACTTCTTTCGTTCTTTTCGGAGACTTGAGGAAAGCTGCTATTAGAGGAACCAGAGGCGGAATTATGGCTGACAGGTTTAATGCAGGAACTGTTAGGAATATAGATGATGATGGCGACTTGAATTTGATCACCACTGACAGGGAAGCTGTTAGATGGGTTCAACAAGTTGGTTACATCGCAATTATTCCTACTGCGGTTACCAAATTGACCACTAGCTCAAGTTCCAGCTAAAAAATAGCTAGAGCTATTTAGGGAGGCTCTTACGAGCCTTCCAATAATAGCCCTAACGCCATTAAGTGTGTAATTTTTTACCCAAGTATATGAAAAAGTTTGTTTATAAAAACAAGAAAACGAAGAAAATTGTTATCACGGGAGAAAAGCTTGACCGCCGGCAATGGGAATTTATTGGAGAGAGAAGAAACTCAAAAATGTATTCTAACGAAGTAAATCAAAAAAATGGCAGATAAAGGATATACAACAGAGTCCAAAATTGAGGAATACTTAAATGTTGATATTGCAGACGGAGACGCTGACAACTTTATACTTTCCGCACAAGCTTACATAGACAACATAACCGGACGTAATTTCAAAGCAGATTCGGATGCAACATCAAGGCTTTATGACGGCAACGACAGACAAGACCTGATGATAGACGACTGTGTAGAAGTTACCAAAGTAGAAGTTGGAAATAATATGTGGGGAGACAGTTTTACAGAAGTTGACAATAGCGGTAGTACGCCGGAATATTATTTATTGCCGACTAATTATGAAGAAGAAGGAATCCCAATTTGGAAAATTGGATTAAGAAATAGAAGATGGATTTATGGACACGCCAATCACCGGATAACAGCTAAATGGGGTTATTCCTCAAGCGTTCCGGAAGATATCAGTTTTGCGGCGACCGTGCTTGCCGCCGGGATGTATTACCAAAATAGGGGAGAAAACACCGGAGCAGTTAAAAGCGAAAAGATTGGAGAGTATTCTGTTACTTACGCAGATCAAAAAGGAATGTCGGATTTGGAAAGAACTAAAATTATTTTAGATTTATATACTAAATACGAGCTATGAGCAGTATAGAAAAGTTTTACACAACGCAGTTTACGATTAAGAGAATGGAATGGCTAGACAGTTCTTCTGATTATGCAAGCCAAGGCACTTTTTATGGACATATACAGCAGGCTACTGATGAGAATTTAAGGGAATATGCCGGACTAAGACTAACTAAGGCATTTGTAATTTGGTGCGATACAAGTGTAAATGTTTTAGAAGAAGATAGCTTGGAAGAAGGAAGTAATAAATATGATGTGAGATTTAAAATAGAAAGAAATGTCGGGAGCAACGCCCATTATCATTTATTAGTAGAAAAAGTAGATGGCTAAGAGATTAACAATAAGGCAACTAAAAAAAGCAATAAGGCGGGCACCGGGAGAAGTGGAAAGAGAGGGCAAGATATTTTTACAAAGAGGATTGAGCGAGTATAGAAAAATAGCGATACAAGGAAAGCCTTGGAGAGTGGGTCAAAGCGGAGGAGCAATTCCAAGAGATACCGGTAACTTGAGGGAACAACATAGAACTAATATAAGCGGATTAGAAGGAAGTTATGGGGTTGACCCAAGACAAGTAAGATATGCTGGCTATGTTCACGGAGGCACGAAATATATGGAAGCGAGACCTTGGCTGGATTACGCAATGCAGAGGGCAGATAAAAAAGTGGAAAAGCATTATCAAGAATTTATGGATAAAATATTAGCATTTATAGCGCAATAATGAGTACTACATATATTTACAGCGAACTACAGAGCAAGATTCAGACTATTTTAGAGAATACAAGCAGAATCAATAAGATTTATGCTTATCCGGCTAAGGACATTGAAGGCTATCCGGCGGCGGTTTATTATCCAACTGATATGGACAATTCTTTCGAGACGACACAGGAGAATTTTAAGAATTACGGATTTAAGTTGTGGATAATAGTCGGCGCTTCCGGGACTGATGTTGAGACTATATATAGTTCAATTATGCCGAATACAATGGACGAGGTTCTGGCTAAGATAGATGAAAACTGGAATTTTAGCACTATAGCAGGACACAGAGTCTGGTGCAGAGTAGAGACAGGAATATGGACAGTATCGGAAGAAGATTCAGGGGTAGAAGTAAGCGCTGAGTTGGATTTAGTAGTTAAGATGTTAACTGATAACTAATAAATAATTAAATATTATGGCAAATGAAATAATAGGACGAGAGCTTGAGGTTGGATTAGCAACTGAAGCTACTCGAGGAACGGCGGAATCAACAGTTGATAAGTGGGTTAGAAGAACCACGGCTAACATTGTTGAGCGCGCCGAACACGCTGACGATGACACCAAGAGAGGTGTATTAGAAGATATGGAGGGCAGGAGAGTAGTCCAGAAGTACATTGAGGGCGACTTAGAAGGAATCGCCCACGCTGATATGATAGGCTACTTGTATGCTTCTTTATATGGAAAAGTTGCTTCAAGCAATGTTTCAGGGTCGGTTTATGAGCATACTTTCAACTTACAGCAAGACATTGAACATCAATCATTAACCGTTTTTGCTAAAGACGGCGGAGTTCAACAGCTTAAGTATGCCGGTTGTGTTGTTAATAGCTTAGAACTCAACGCTGCGACGGATGACTTTGTGAGATATACCGCCAGTTTTATTGGGCAAGATTCGGAAGATGACACGGAAACTCCAAGCTATGACACCGAGTATGACTTTATCGGTAAGGACATAACAATAAAAATTGCCGATACAGAGGGCGATTTGTCAACCGCCGACGCTCTTAAAGCCAAAGAAGTTACTATTACCCACGATCAAGGAAGCATAAGAGACCACGCTTTTGGAGCTCACGAGCCGGATAATATCTACAATGCAATGCATTCCATTGAAGGAGAAATTACTTTGAATTTCCGTGATGAGACTTATAAGGATTTGTATCTTGGAGATGACGCAAAATATATGCAAATTGAAATTAAGGGAGATGCAGATATAGGAAGCGGAGAAAACCCTACTATCACTTATGTGTTAAACAAAGTCCAATTCACCGACTGGAATAGAAGCGGTGGCAATGATGAGTTAGTAACTCAGCCGATCAGCTTCAAAGCTTATTACAATGAAAGCGACAGTAAGGCTTCTCAGGTAACATTAAAAAATCTTACAAGCTCTTATGAAAATGTTCCCTCTAACTAATTAAATTAAATAATTATGGAAGTTAAGTTATCAAACGCGACAGTTAATGTTAAAGATGAATTGACTTGGGGAGATGAGCAGAAAATTCAAGCGGCTATGATGTCGGGCGCCAAAATGTCTGGAAAAGCAAGCCAAGCCAATGATATGGGCTTAAACTTTGATGCCTCTGCAATGCTTGAAGCTAAATATGTCGCTCTTGAAGCATTTTCAAACTGTTTTCTTGCTATCTCAACTAAATCTTTCCTTATAGCTTCTCTTTCCTGTTCCGAAATATCTCCTT